TGGATCAATGGCAATCCAGCCATGGTACTGAGTCCAGCAATTGTCGTGGGCAACCAATAATCAGTGTTATTGATGTTTATACCTGCAGGCACGTCTTGTTGAGCACGATAAAACACAGTGGCTGGACTTAACTGCGCCAATCCATTTACTGCCGGAGCATCGGCTACTAAATTGTCGGCCAGATAAAATGCATTGATATTCCACGGTGTTCGCGGTGCAGTATTAATTGTGGCAGCCAATGCAGGCAATGTAGCATTGGTAATGTTGGTAACTTGTTCAAGTGCCACTTGCACAGCTTTATTGGACACTGCCTGTGCTGGAGGAATCACTTTGCCTAAATCTTCACACCCATTGGGTGATGCTAGATATGCTGATACGTTATCAGCTAGATTCATGTTCACACTGCCGTCGGCTCCGTATACCAAAACTGATCCTTCAGGTGTGGGAGTTTGTAATGTGGTATAACTATAGGGGAATATCCTGGTTTGATCCAACAAGTCAGTCATGCTGTTAATGTCAGGTGTAGTAACTGCTAGTATACTTAACACCTGTTGCAATTCTGTGCCTGTAACATTGGCCATACCTTGATAGGCCAGGCGTTGCAATCGAAGATATTCGTTTTCTGAAACTGCATCCGGTCCGGCTAATAATGTTTGTATTTCTTTGGCTGTTAACCCTGCAGCCAGCAATGGTGTTTGTACAGGACTAAACACACCACCTACCATGTTGCCTTCTGCAGCCAGTTGCCGTAAAAGACCTGCAGGCGTGCCATACAAGCGAAGATCATTCAAGTTGGTTAAATTACCTTGATTGGTCATGTCTATGGCAAAGTTATCAAAATCTGGATTCACATCACTAATGCTATTTGTGGTCAAAGCATCCATATTAGTAAATGTAGGACCAAGATAGGTTTGTGCATTCACAGAAGAATTAATAAACTGATTGGTTGAGTTGATGTAACCTTGCACAGCCATGAAGCCTTGCGCAAATCGGCCAACATCTCCATTACCTAAATAGTTGTTTCCAGTTTGTTGGATTAAGCCTGAAAACCCTGCAGGTACAGTGGACACAGGAGTAAGATTGGTAAAGGCAGCAGGAATGCTATCGCCTAATGCAGGAATGGTTGTGTTGCCAATGGTCAGCAATGATGTCAGGGTTGTTGCGTTAGCAAATGATGCGGCAGTATAGTTAGCCACTGCTGTGAGAAAATTTGGAATTGGTGAACCAGCATTGAATGATGCAATCGCAGTGGTCAATGCAGTGGGTAGTGGATCAATGCCAGTGTTATTCAACAAGGCCGAGGCTGCTGTTATTTGCAGTGGGGTTAGAATACCTTGTGCCATTATGCTGCCACCCTAACGTTGTCTGATCCACCAGATCTAGCATGTCCGCATGTGTCGCTGGCACCGGTGTAAACTATAGGAATGCCGCCAGCTCTAACTGAGCCTGACCCACCAGCTGTGACAGCTGAACAATGAATGGGCGGGGCTCGACGCTGACCGCAGGGTGGATGGGCACTTACAGAGTTGCCATCAACAATTACTGGTCGACCGTTGACTCGTACTGACCCAACACCACCACTGGCCACGCCTCCTGCACCGTCTGCATCACCTACTCGTTGTACTGCTGGCATTTTATCCCACTAAAATTCGCTTTTCTGGCACCTTGATGCCTGTGGTTGCTTCGATGTATTTCATACGCACATTTTCATCCGTCAATGAATGAATAGCAACACAATTCATATTTAGCCGGGGATTTTTGTCAGGATCTGCGGTAAACATCGATGGTACAAGTCCCATGCCTTGAGGGCCAGGAGCCACACTTACAGGGTCTTGTAGCATGGCAAACCCTTCGCCAGCGTCCACAACTTTGGCAATCATTTCCTCGCCAGAGTTCAGTTTGAATGTGTAAACTTTTCCAATTTCCATTATTTGCTTTCTGTTAGTTTTGTTCTGAGTTCAGTGAACCCGCCTACCAGTTGATCATCTAAAAAGATCTGTGGTACTGTGCGAGCATTTGGTACTGCTTCTAATAGTTGTTCTCGTGTCCAACCATGCTGGATGTTGCGTTCTTCAAATTCAATGTTGCGTGATTTCAACAACGCCTTGGCTTGGTCGCAGTAAGGGCATTGGTCTTTTGACCATACAATTGCTTTCATTTTTGTTTTCCTTTTAGTCTATAAATGGTGTGTTCGTGACGGTGATTCCAGATTATAATCTCTACTGGGTCTCCGGGTCCTGTGATAAATCTAGTGCCACAAACATGACGGCCCCATATCCATCTACCACTGAGATCACAACGACGTGGGATCAATGCAAATGTTTCTCGCCATTGGACTCGTTTGTAATGCCATTCGTCTATCATAGGTTGGGTAATTCGTCGTAGTCAATGGCATCACTCATGACGCCAATAACATAGTTGGTTGATTCGTTTTCCTGCAAGGCAGTTTGTTTCTTGCTGGTGTCCACATGCTTGTTGAACCATGGAATGGGTGTGGAGCGTGGTGCTGGTTCTAGATACTTGATGCCAATTTCTTTCAGAGCATTGGCCGCTGTATAATCCACAAAGTCTTTTAGGATCTGTGCATTGAGTCCAATCACCGGACCTCGGTTGAACAGGTAGTCTGCCCACTCTTTTTCTTCACGGATCACATCCAAGTACAGTTGATACACTTCAGCTTCACACTCTGCCTTGGCCTGAGCAAAGCGCGGATCTTCTTTGACCACTTGATTGATAATCCAAGCGGTCCATTCCTTGTGCAGGATTTCATCTTGCAAGATCAACTGAATGATGTTGCCATTGCCAATGAAGATCTTGTTTTCTACCATGGCCAAGCTGGTGGCAAATGAGACCATGAAGCGGAATGCTTCTAACGCATAACTGGCATTGAGTGCCAACCAAATAGATTTGACGTGTGCATGATCCTTCACAGGAACTTCTAGTTCTTTTTCGCAATTGACCATGTGCAAGTGATCGTAATATCGGCCCACGCTTGACGCCATGTCCACAATCTCTTTGGTGTCGTGGATGGTGTTGAACACATCCTTAGGAACATTATAGATGTTGCGAATGATGTGGCTGTAACTGCGGCTGTGAATGTTGGTTTCAAAGAAACTCCAGTTGTACATTAACGCTTCCAGTTCAGGAATGCTTACTACAGGAGTAAACACCTGTGCTGGCCCACGACCTTGCAAGCTGTCCAGTGCAGTTTGACGCAAGAGATTGCTAGTGAAGATGTGTTTAACTGTGTCACTAGCTTCTTTAAAGTCGTTGGCATCTTTGCTTAATGAAATTTCTTCTGGAACCCAAAAGAAACCGCGAGCCTCTTGTTCGTACTTGGCCAGTTTGTTGTATTTGACTTCTTCAAATCGCTGAATGGTCACAGGACCTGCTGGGTCCAAGAACATCTTGCGATTGAGATAGTCTGTTTTGGTTGATAAGTTGTATTGTGCTTGACTCATTTTAATATTTTCCTGATGCAAGAACTATCTTGCAAATGTGTTCTAATCTTTCAATGTGCTCATAAGCACGCCATGGTGTTGTATCAATAGCCACAACACCATGCCCTTTGATGCCCACTATGTCATAGGCAATATTACCACGGTCATCTAATTCCAACCGATAATGACACTGATCAGCAAGTTCTTGGCTAATTGGTTTTACATCACCTACATTTGGTGCTACCTTGGTATAGCGATTGAGTTCTGGAAATGCATTACTAATAGTACTCAAATCAATACCAGCATGCATGGCTGCAATACAATAGGTTGGATGCACATGAACAACAACTCTAACATCGTTTGAGTGTTGTCCCATTTCTTTTTGCAATCCAAAATGCAGAGGCATTTCGCCGCTGGGCTTGAGATTAGAACTGATGTCAGTGTACTGATCTTCTTGCCAGGATTTTGTTAAAAATGGAGGAATAGGATTGACCTGATCAACCAATCGAATTTTTTTAAACTGATCAGGTTGTAGCGTTTGTTTGCGCACACCCGATGGTGTGATATAAAAGTGATCACGGTCGTGGTGACGAATAGAGATATTGCCATCTCTACTGGTTATCCAATTGCGTTTGTACGCATCTACTAATATGTCACAACAGGTTTCTAACATTTTAATTGTTCCAGTGTCTTATTACACCTGCTATGATAAACAGGTTGGTTAGTATATAGCATAACACAATTGCTGTGCGTATACAAGCAACAAGATCTGATTCAGCGTCTGTGTTGCCTGCTTTGTTACCTATTGCTTTTGCCCAGAGTCGCCATATTTTATTTTTTGGTGAAAACATAGACGCCTTCCCATTTTTCTCTACCTTGTTTTTTATCATTACCCACTCCGGGTCTAGTGTTTAACATCATTTTTATTGTGGTTTGATACTGAAAGCCCATTTGTTCTGCTGTACTAATCCATCTATCAACCACCTGGTATTTCTGAGTGTTTGTAATCTTGTAATCAGCAATGTTTGTAGCAAATACACCATCACTGTTTAATCCTTGATGTATACGTTGCATGGTAGGCACAACATACAATTCAAACCATTC